ATAAGCATGGAAAGAATCTTTACGAAGCAATCAAAGCGAAAGCAGAACCAGGAAGAAAAGTGTTTTTCATTCATGGAGGAAAAGATTCTGATGATCGTGAGACAGTTCGATCAATAGTTGAAAATGAAACGAATGCAATCATCGTTGCATCTTTCGGATGCTTTTCTACGGGGGTGAACATTAAGAATCTGCACTATGCAATCTTTGCATCTCCTTCGAAAGCTCGAATCAAAATTCTACAATCGATCGGAAGAATTCTGCGAAAGTCATCAACACTCGCATATGCTGTTCTCTATGACATCGCGGATGATTGTCGCTACAAAAAGCATGAAAATTACACACTGAAACATTTCGCGATTCGAATTGAACTCTATGCAAAAGAGAAGTTCAATTTCAAAATCTTCAATGTAAACCTAAAGGAATCGAAACTTGAACAATGAATCCATAAAGTTTATTCGACTGACTAATGGGGAGGATCTGATAGCAACTATCAGCGAATCAGGAATGAATCATATGACAATAGAGTCTCCCATGAAAGTCATCTACACGTTGACAGAACAAGGTAACATGGCAATCTCATTGACGCAATGGGTATATACAAGATTAACAGATTCGATTTCGTTTCCTTTGAATGGAAAAGATGTTCTGTCCATTGCCGATGCTTCTGCTTCGATCATCATGTATTACCGGAAAACCATTGATTTTTATGAAGAGATGAATCGAAGAACACAAGAGTTCATTGATGCCACTTCTGAAAAGATTGAAGAATCTGATTCTTCTGAAGAGACTGATCCTGATCTGACAAACTTCATAAACAATCTTCTTGAACTAAAATCTAATAACAAGAAAAAATTACACTAGAAATGTTACGAAGTAACGTAACTAATACATGAACGAACGAAGTGAGTGAATGTATTAGTTACTCATAAAGTATAAACTAATGAAAGACTATAAAGTTTCTAACGAGTAACAAGTAACTTTATGTTACTCTATTAGAAGCTTCGCTTCATCTCACTCACTTCGTTCGTTCGATAACTTGTTTTTTTGTTATGTTTTAGTTTCTATAGTGTTTCTATAGTGTCTTGTCGAGTCACATTAGAATCATAAGACGTTAAGTCTATTATACCATAACTCCACCACCCGTCAAGAGAGAAAATGCACAAACTATGCAGAAAAAAGTAAAAAAAGTTCCTATTCATTACGTAAACAACAAAATGTTCTATGACGAAATCGTCAAGTATAGAGAGCGAATAAAGCTTGCAGAATCGCTTGGCAAAGAGGCTCCAATCATGCCTGACTATCTGGGTGAGTGTATCTATAAGATAGCAACTAAACTATCATATAAACCATGTTTCATGTCATACTCATTCAGAGAAGAAATGGTTGAAGATGGTATCGAAAACTCTATTATGTATTTCAAAGATTTTGATCCTGAAAAGACGCAAAATCCATTTGCATATTTTACTCAGGTGATATACTATGCTTTTCTTCGCAGAATAGCAAAAGAAGAAAGAAATAGATACACTACTTACAAATTTTTTCAAGAGTCAATTATACATTCCGTAGGATCAGATACATTGATTGATATTGACGACAACAACGTGATGCCATCAAAGATGTATGATAACATCAATGATTTCATGACAAAGTTTGAAAAAAAAGAAGAAGACAAGAAGATCAAACGTAAAGAGAAAAAGGGTCTTCAAAAGTTCTATGAGGAACAAAAAAATGCAGAAATCACAAAATCAGTTGAAGAGAGTGAAGTTTCAGAATTTTAACATTCCATTCCAGATTCAGACTAAGATTGACTCTCTTCTGTCACAGTCTGAATCTGTCTATGTTCGAATGAATCATCGATCTGCGCTTGTTGATATGAAATTGGCAATTGATCATGCGATCAAAGAATTTGATGATGAATACGCAAAAGAGATCACTAAATCTAGAAAGTGAAAAATATTTGGCAAAAGTAGCATTGATAACCGACACCCACCTAGGGATCAGGAATGATCTCCCTGCCGTGATTGATAACACGATCAAGTCTTTTGATTGGTTTTTCGAAAATCTGAAGCAGGATGGAATTCGTCATATAGTCCATCTCGGAGATTTGTATGATCGAAGAAAATACATCAACTATGTCACTGCATATCAGTGTCGGAAGCACTTTCTCGAAAGATGTAATGAAGAGAATATCGAAACCCACATCATATGTGGAAATCATGATGAATTTTACAAAAATACGCATGAGGTGAATTCTCTTCGAGAGCTTGTTGGTAACAGATATTCGAACATCAAAATATACTCGACTCCTTCGACAATCGAGATTGATGGATTAGAGTTTCTGTTGCTTCCTTGGATCACGGAATCGAATCACGACGTTTCAATGAAAGCGATTGAAAACTCGACAGCTCCGATTGTCCTGGGACATCTTGAGTTGAAAGGTTTCGAAATGGATCGTGGCTCATTCTGTGAACATGGAATGGACGCAAAAATCTTTGAGCGATTTTATGCGGTCTATTCTGGACATTTTCATCATCGATCATCAAAGGGTAATCTGTTCTATCTTGGCGCATTCTCTGAATTCACATGGGCGGATTTCAATGATCCTCGAGGATTCTCGACAATCGACACAAAGACAAGAGAAGTTAGATTTTTAGAGAATCCTAATAAACTATTCACAATGATCCTCTATGATGATGTCAAGAACCCAAATATTCTTGACACGATTGCGGCAACAGACTATAATTTCTGTCACAACAATTTTGTGCGAATTGTGTGTATGAATCGCACAAATCCATATGCTTTTGACATGCTCATGGAAAAGATATACAAAACAGGACCAATCGACATTTCGGTTGTTGAAGAGATGATATCACTCAATTCGAGTGCCGATGACTCTGATGATCCTACAGGGGTGGAAGATACGCCTAGAATTCTAGATTCATACATCTCGAATCTGACACTTCCTGTTGATACTGATTCGATGAAATCGTTTATGCAGAAAATCTATTCTGAAGCTATCATGTCTGAATACGTCTAATCAAAACTCTCATAGGTGACTCATATTAACATTTCATAAAATTCGATGGATCAATTTCCTTTCGACGGGCAACACATTCTCGGAAGTAAATTTATCAGAAACAAAATCGACTCTCTTTCTTGGAAAGAATGGAGCGGGCAAGAGTACCATTCTTGACGCTCTTGCGTTCTGCTTGTTCAATAAGCCATTTCGAAAGGTCGTTCTTGGTCTTCTTGTCAATTCAATCAACACAAAAGCGTGTCGAGTTGAAGTTGAATTTGAAACGAACGGAAGACAATATCAAATCAATCGAGGATTGAAACCTAGTGTGTTTGAAATCTATTGCGATGGAGTTTTGTTCGATCAGCCAGAGATTCGAGATTATCAAAGACACCTAGAGCAAAACATCCTTCGAATGGATTACAAATCGTTCAAACAGATTGTTGTTTTGGGATCAGCGTCTTTCGTTCCGTTCATGCAAATGTCGTCGGGAGACAGACGAACTCTTATTGAAGAACTTCTTGACATCAAGATTTTTACAGTCATGAATCAAGTTACAAAGCAAAAAGCAATTCAAAACAAAGAAAATCTGAAACTGACGGCGAGTCAATTAGACTCTCTCGCAAATCGAGTGTCATATATCGAAAAGAACTTGACATCTCTTTTGAAGGTGAATGAATCGAGAATAGAAGAAATCCGTGATTCTATGCAAGAGCAAAAAAATCTACTAGGAAACTTTGCTTCTGATATTGAAACTCTCCAAGTTAGACGAAAAGAAATTCTTGAAGAAACAAAGGATCATTCAATCGCAATAGAGAAACACAAATCTCTTGTTGCTGACAAGATTCGACTTGAGTCTTCTATTTCAAGAATCTGCACTGAAGTTGATTTCTATATGGATCATGACAACTGTCCGACGTGTAAACANAGCATTGAAACAAACTTCAAATCTGAAATCGTCATGACGAATGAAACGGACATCAAAACCAGAAAAGAAGTTCTGACTGGAATTGAGTCTTCTATTCGAGACGTTGTGAATGAAATTTCGACATACGACGGATTGTTCAAAGAGCAAAATGAGATTCAATCTCAAATTGCGGCTAAGAAAGCGACTATGCAATCGATTGTGTCGAGAATCGAATCTCTGAAAGATTCACTCAAAGCAATGTCGAATTCGGATTCTTTGATTGAATCGAACAAAAATGATTTGAGATCAACAACAGAAAACATCGAAAAACTGGAGACTGAAAAGGTCGATCTTCTAGAGGACAAGCGATACATTGACGTTGCGCTCAATCTTCTAAAAGATGATGGAATCAAGACGAAAATCATTCGCCAATATCTTCCGATCATGAACAAACAGATCA